GTGAGCTCGTCCGCGACTTCGTCGATCACGGTTTCATTACCTAGACCGGCGACCGTAGTTAAAATCATGGTACGCGGTCTCAATAATGCGGACGGGTATACTAATTATAGCATCATTAAAGATGGTGAAGAAATAGCACGATCCGTCGCCACAGATAGTCTAGCGAGTAGTGCTGGAAAAACCGTTTATTTTTACTTTAGGGGCTTAACGCCGGGAAGTATATTTGGCCTACAGGGCATTGCGTCCAATGGCAATCCCGGGTTATCTGCTTTTCAAATTTATACCAGTGATCCCCCAATACCCGAAACTAGCTTAGTTCAACAAAGTGAATTGTGCTTAATTCCTCAAAGTTTAGTGAGTGATGGAGTTGATAAGATTTTGGATGTAACTGGTATTAAGAGTGTGTATAATACAGTAACTGAGTTCATGAGCACGTTAAAACGTTTGATGGAATTCGGCTCTACTTTTGTGAATATGTATGATAAGTTCATCAAATGCTTTGCGATGTTCGAAGGCATTAGTCTCATATTATCTGGAGTGATGAACGTAATGAGTGAAACAGCGGCTAGTACTGCTGTGGGATTAACTACTATTGCCTTCGGCATTAGTAAATTGACTAGTCCGGTCGAACGAAATGATGGACTTTTCCCACAACTTGGTATTGAAGGAGCCGACACTGATTGGTACACGCGTTTCTTGCGTGCGGTTGGAAGACATTCTGAAGAAGCAGCACGTATGATTGGCCAACATCTTAGTTCTTCGCATTTATTGCGTTCCATTGAACACGTTTTGAGAGGTATGGGTTTTCAAGTTGACGTTGTTACACAAATATACGAAAGAGAAGCTGTTGAAAATCCAAGATTGGCTCCTATGTGTAGAGTAGTGTGGAGTTTCGTCCTATATATACTATACGGTAACACGTATACGCGGACTATGGATTTGCAATTCGCTTGCGACGTCAATGCGGAACTTAGCGAAATGCGCATAGCCTTACAAGATTTTAAAATGCCGGATACCGCATACCGTGGAAATACTTTACCAGCGGCTACTCAGCTTAAAGCCATGCGCGAGTCTCTAGATAGTCTTAGGGCTCGATCGGTATTCGTGCGTAATCGCACAGAAACTACTATGTATACCTTAGATCAAGTTTTCGATAAAATCAATACCGCATTTACCAAAGGAAAAAATTATGTGGCACGACCAGAACCTGTTTCAGCCTATTTCTTTGGCGATCCCGGAGTTGGGAAAACCCTCGTCACTATGCAAGCTTTACCCATAGTTCTTAACCATCGACTACGAGATAATCCTTACTATAAAGAGAAACATGTTAATTACTCTTCAAAGAAATTCTCGGAACATTTTCCTCAATTGGTTCATGTTATGGCGACTAGCGAGAGTCTCAAATTTGATTCATTATACAATCATCAACCCTTTATCATACTTGATGACGCCTTCACCGAGCGTACTGCCGCTGATGCTGCAATGCTCACTCGATTATTGAACGCGGCGCCATTCGAAGTTGCTAAGGCTGACCTCAGTGATAAAGGCGACGTTTATGACTCTCCATTCGTTTTCTGCACGTCGAATGAAATGGATCCAGTCGCGCGAGCTGGGGAGACTATTAATAGTGGAAAGAAAGTTCTTCGTAGAATAGGGCCTATGTTTTTGGTTAAATTAAGGAATCCAGAACGCAAATATAATCCTAATGACGTACCTATAACTGCCAACATGGATATGGAAGAAAGACAACAAGCGTTTATATCTTATTGTGATGAAATCTATGCTTTTGAAAAATATGAATATAAGAACGAAGCCAACGTTTCGGTGGGAACTTGGAATTTCTCACGAGTTTGTTCTATGTTGGAACGCGAATTCACGCGAAAGTGCGATTTTGCGAGTTCGCATGGCCTCGACTTAATCGCAGGATTAACGGCTCAAGGAGATACTTTGGACGATACCATCTCATCTTATAATTCCGAAGAATCTAATCCTGCTTATGAAGTTCTCACGGTGGAAGAATTGATGGAGGCCTTGGAATATGAGGATTTTGATGATGAATTTGAATTGCGACACGCGAGCACTATAAGTCTACTGCGTTTTAGGTTGACTGATCCTAGTGTGTTTAAGGCCGTCTTAGATAATAAAAATATCGTCACTCCTATTAAAGAATTTTTAGGAGTGACTGCTCCAGGCAAAACCACGTGCTGCGGTAATTGGAGAGGAATGTTGAAAGAAATGCGTGCAAAACTTCCGAATTTACATCCCACCGTGAAAGCGTTGTTGACTACTTTAATAACAGCTGGTAGTCTGTATTTAATAAAGAAAGCCATTTATGCTTTGTTTAACGCAGCTAGCTGCCAATTTCATCTCTCATTTATGACAATAAAGTGATAAAAGATAGCGTTAAACATATACCACGTGCTAAAGGACGACTCATACCACAAGTGAAAGCAATATTATCTCAGGCTGACATGGAAATTACAGCCAAAATTAGAAAAAATATTGTACAAATTTTATGGATGACACCAAATGGCACTCGTCATGTACGCATGCATGCGTTCTTTCTCAATGCCAATACTATTTTGGTTAATAAACATTTCTTCGATGAAGAAGCAAAAATGAGAGCTGCTGGGTGTTTTATATATTTAACGCAACCCGGATTTGGCGTTGGCGAGCTCAAAATGGAGGTTGTCGCGATACCTTTCGACCAGCGTAAGCCGTTGCCCAGCAGTGTTCCAAATACCACATTGGATTTAGTATGTTGCACGCTGGGAGTTAACTGGCCAAATATAAGTAAAATTGACAAGTTTTTATACAATAAACCCATTAAGAATAAGAACGCGCTATTGTTAGCGCGCGATCCAATTGAGGATCTGGGTGTGGTTTGGAGTGGTGAAGAAGCCACATATCCAATGGGTGATACGCAGATAGTTGCCGCCACGGTCGGATTTGAAGAACAACAAACTGAGTATGGAGATTGTGGGCGAGTTTATTACGTGCCAGGCGTAGGTGTAGTGGGATTACACTGCGCTATTTCACAGTGTGGAACGTATGGTGCTGCGACTGTGTTACCCTCAATGCAAATTGCCACCACCCCATATAGGGTCTCGTCGATTCTCGGAACGCCTGCCACAAATGGGTTTTGGTCAAGTAAAGCCCCACTTTATGAACAGGCTACAATGAATAATATTCCATTGACTCGACCTTTAATGCGAACCACACAATTCGAATTAATTAATGATCCAACGTTTGTAACTGAAGAAATGTGTGATTATGCACCCACTGCTAAGCGAGTTTCATTGCGCGATGGCATTTTAACTGATCCCGCATTTAAGAACGCGCAAAAGTGGGAAACCAATAAGGTGGCAGCTGTCCCACTTCGTTTTACAGAACAGATGACTGCCTACTTTATTAACAAAATGGGTAATGCAAACAACCCACGCGCATTAACTGTGCATGAAACTATTAATGGATTTGGAGCTATGGTACCGCTCAATATGAAAACGTCACCGGGAATATGGGCGGATTATTTTAAAACTGGGAAGAAGGAAATTTTTAACCCACTACCACAAAGATATGGAGAAGACAACCAGTTGCTCCCTCAGGAATGGGAGTTTTCCACTAAAGCTTTGTCTCATGTTTTACCGTTTTACGATAAAACGTTTGTAGACGTTGTCAATGAACGAGATGATCAAATTCGTCATCACATACTGCCCGATTGTCCATACATCTGCACTCTAAAGGATGAGTTGCGGAGTAAAGCTAAAGTCGAGGCTTGCAAGACGCGAGTTTTTGAACAATCGTCTCTCGACTTCGTTTTGTTGTGTCGAAAATATTTTGGACATTTTATAGATTCTTATAAGTCAAAGTCTGGATTCACTTTGTATCACGGAATTGGTAGAGATGTTGATGTGGTGTGGAAAAGTTACGCAGAAGGTTTACAACGGAATAGCGTATACGGACACTCTTTTGATTACAAGAATTTCGATGGATCCGTTCCGAAAGAATGTTATTCATTTTTTCGCGCGGTTACAGATGCATACTACGCGGATGATGGAACAGAAGAACAAGCTGCCAGACATACCATTATTCACAATTTGCAAAACTCAATACACATTCTTGGGAAATTTGTATTTGAAAGCACACAAGGTAATAAATCTGGTAATGCATTCACCGATGTATTCAATTCCATTTCGAATACATATTTAATATGGCTAACATTTTTGTGTTGGCAAATAACGCATAAGGATCGGGCTAGCAACTTGATCGCATTCGATGAGAATGTGCGAATGCTAACTTACGGAGATGACATAGTCATGACCGTTAAAATGCCATTGTTACAGGATGGCTA